GTGACACCTTCAGTTTCTTGACCATTTCTTGCTTTAGTCCAAAATTCATAGGCTTCATTACCACGAATATTTCCACCAGCTCTCCAAATCTTGGGAGTATTATCTTTCATCGCTTTAGCAAACTTATAATCGAATTGTGGAAAATTAGAGTTTCTTAAAGATATTTTTTTATCATCACCTTTTTCTGGAAAGTTAGTTGTCATCACTATCCTCTGGTGTTTGAACATTATCATTATCTTTTAAAGCCATACCAAAAGGCTCAAACATATAATCTAAACCAAACTTCTCTGCTAATTTTTTATCGGCTTGAATTTGTTCAAATAAAGTTTCTGTATCTTTTCCATAATTACTAGCAATATCAGAAACAGATACAATTCCATTTTTTAATCCTTGGATGTTAGCTTGAATTTCTTTTAAAGGATCAATCCAAGGGAAACCTTTAGGCTGAAAATTTGGTGAATTAAATTTATCATATTTAGCCATTGGTAAATTCATCTCTGTAGAAGTCATCGCCATCTTGAGCCACTCTCCATAAATAGGCTTACAAAAATGATCAACAATAAATTTTTGCATAGTCTTAAAATATTCTCTTTGTTCTAATTCACCCTGTCTTATTGAAGAGTAATTTACTTGTGTTAAATCATTTGCCAAACTGTGATAAGAAATATTTAAACCAGATGATATTTGTCTTAAAATAGATTTGACAAAAGTATCAAATGCACTGGTCGGATGTTCAGGTGAAAATGTTTTAATGTCATGACCTGCTGGCAGTTGTTGAAATGTACCTGCTTCTACTTTCATTTGTTGTGTGTATTCATTCTCAGGTGCTACATCTCCAATATATTCATCCCCACTGGGCGAAACAATAAAACCCATTGATGAAGCATGAATACGAGAAGCGACAAGTTCCGCTTCCAAATACCCATGAAGCATTTTAAAATTTTTAATTGTTGGTGACATCGGTGGAACACCTCTTGTTTGATTAGGTCTTTCCATAAAATAAATATGTAAAATATTATCTGCTGGAACTCTGATTGTTTCTTTAGACTTTGGTGTACCTATAAAATAATCATAAGGATTGTATTCAAACAAATGATACGCAACAGGTTTATCAGTATCTTTTTCTAATTCAACACCCATACGAATAGTATTTCCGTTTTGTAAAACTTCGTTTTTTTCTTCGTCTAATAAATCAATATCTAAAAATTTCATGGCGAATAAATATCTATTCGATTTATCTTTAACCATCTGGACTAAAACTTCACCATCAATAAATAAACTTTGAACAACCATTTTTAATGAATCGTGAAATGACATTTTCTGATCAGTCGTACAATTTCCAAACTTACTCCATTCCTTCCAGCGACTTTCAATAACACTATTAGCAATAAAATCTAATTCATTGTTTCCGTCTTTTGCTCTGTTCTGTAAAGTCATTCCTTGATTACCAATAATGTTTGTCACCATTAAATTGACAAATCTTTTTGCATATTCATTATTGCGATGAAGTTCTCTTGTTCTATCTCTTAACTGTCTAAGAGAATATCTAATTTCATCATCTGCTGATCTTGATTGTTGTATAAAGTCAGATAAAAATCTTGTTGTGTTCGCACCTTCATAACTTCTTTTGAGTTTTTTCTTTTTACCAAATTTAAAAAAATCTTTTATTGCCATTAAAACACTACCTTAACATTATTACCTGTAGAATATCTACCACCTTTGAGTCTTTGTTTTTTTATTTGTTGCACAACTTCTCTTCTATAATAATTTCTTAGTTGTGTTATTTCTTCAAATCCAAATTTAGTTAAACTTCTTCCACCAATACTGTAAGAACTAACATCTCCGTTTGATGCTTTTGTTTCTAAAAAGGACTCAATATAATCAAGCATTTTTTGTGCATGACTTCTAACATCAGAAGTTGAAGAGTCATAATCGTCCACAATAGTCCAATGACCTGAGTCGATTGTAATTCTCTCACTATCAGAATTTCTAATGATATATGCTTGCCAGTCATATTCACCAATATCATATCCGACAGTAGTGGAACTTGCGACAGATACTAAATAATCATTACCAGAGGCACTTGCAGTAATATCAATATCATGGTGATTAGCATGATAAACAGTAGCAGTATATTTCAGGGTATATTGATCATTAGGATAATCTTTATGTAAATCAGTCCTTTTCCACTGGAGAATGTCTCCAGCTCTTATTTCTGTTGGTTCTCTTTCTTGTATGTTTGCAGTATCGAATAAATTAGCCATTCCCTATTTCCATGAGTTCACAAAGTTATTTTTTATCATAAGTTTTTTTTGAGTCACCTTATTTTCTTCTTGACTATCTATTCTATCTTTAACCTTATTTAGGTCTGCATTCAAGCCAATAAATGAGGCATAGCCATAAACTAGACAATCTAATGCTTCGTTTCTTGTTCTTGTCTTAACATATTCTCTAGTTGGTATTCCTTTGACATATTTTGTTTTTACTCTTTCTGCTTTTAATTGGAGAAAATATTCGTCATCAAGATTTTTAGGAAAATGAATATATCCAGCACCTTCTTGATCTATCTTCAATCTAGCGAATAAAACATCTTTTGCACTGCTTACACCAATCATAAATAATGGAGTTCTCATAGAATTGTTTTGCGATGCTCTTTTAGGAAATATTGCTCTTGATCCAGCCATACCTTTGATCGCTAATATTCTTCTTCTAAATCTAGAACGACAGAACGTCAATACTTGGTTTGTAAAGTGTCCACCACTATCTACACAAGCTGTTGCTAAATGTAATTTTTTTCCGTCCTCTCTTCTAAATGATTTACTTAGTTCTTGATCTAATTTATCCCATAGTTGATTTGTTGAAGGATCACCATGAATAATGCGATGATCAATAATCCAAATCTCTTCATCAAATCCAATACCTAAGAATGTGACTTCTAATCGAGTATCTTGAACATCGACTCCAGCACAAACAACTAAAACTCCTTCTGGAACATTTTCATAAGTGTAGGCTTCTACTCTTTCATGTAGAGGTACATCAACACCTTCTCCCTTATCTTCAAACGACTCACCAAGAGCAGTATTAATCCAAACCTTTAATGTTTCAGGAAATTTTTTAGCTTCTAAAAAGTTTCTAACTGTATCTGATAATCTAGTCCAACTAGAATATAATTCAGATAGATGAAATGATGCAACACCAGTAAAATCTTTAGTGGCTTGCCAATGACCTTTTTTAATTGCTTGCCATCTCATGGAGTCATTCCAGTGAGCTTGACAGTGTTCACATAAATAATAAGTTGCTTCTAAATTTTCTTTATCAAAGATAACATTTTGCCATTTTAAAACTTGTGTCTCTTCACATTCAGGACAGGGTACTTCAAATTTTCTTTGATCACCTAATTCATATTCTGCTTCTATTCTTGAGATGCCTTTAATTGTCGGAGTCGAACAAATGAATATTTTTCTATCCCAAAAGGTTGTTGTTCTTTTAATGGCAAGATTGAGAGGATCACCCTCACCACCTGCGGATAATTCAAAACGATCTAATTCATCAACAAGTAGAATTTTAATTGGTCGTGATGCCAAAGAGCTAGGGGAGTTTGAACCTACTATCGAGATATGACCACCATCAAATTTTTTATGCAGTGTTGTATTTTCTGCAAATCGTGTTCGTGGATCTTTAATTAATCCTTTTAAAGATGGACAATCTCTAATCATAGGAGCTAGTCGATCTTTAGAAAATGATTGTGCCATAGCCAGAGTTGGTTGCACGACTAATATGGGTGCTGGTTCGTGATGTATAAAATATCCAATAATGTTCTCTAAGATAGTTGTCTTACCAATCTGCGAACTGGTCATAAAAACAACTCGTCTTACTTCTGGATCAGAAAGTGCGTCCATCACTCCCTGCTGATAGATAGCTCTTTCTAAATAATACTTACCTGTTTCGCTAGAACTCTCTGCTGATAGAAATCTAAACTCTTCAGACCATTCACTTACTGTTAGATGCTTTGGTGGTTTGAACTTCTTCAGTGTCGCTATCGTCAGATGATCTAAGTTCCTCACTGTCTGCAATGGGTACTTCTTTGTTTTTGCTAAGTTCATCAAGTGCTAAATGTATCTCCTTGTTTAATAAGTTCTTACATACTTCTATGCTATTTTCTACTGATAAAATCGGTGCGAGTTTATTCGGTATTGATCGCATCTTTTGTTTACAACTATGAACAATAGATGACCATTGTTGTTCAATTAATTCTAAAGGAATAAGAATACCTTTTTGTTTCTTTAGTTCTAATTCTTGTAGTTCTGCCTCTGCTGATAGTTTTCTTTTTCTTGCTTCGTCTAAAGATATGGTTTTGTTTTCATATAAGGCTTTTACCACATCCTTCATAAGATATAACTTGTGTCCTCTATCCTCACCAACAGACTCAACTTTGGCTAAAGTATCATTTAATTTATAGCCTGATATTCCTAACTCTGATCTGATACCATTAGCTGTGAACTTCTGTAATTCCTTCATGTCCTTACACCCCCACCAAAATTTCAGTCGCTAGAAAATTAATGCGGTCGCGAAATACCCACGA